CAGCCATTAGGCCACCTCACTTACCAAGACAATTTCAGAGTATATAGGATCTAACATTCACTACACTTGCTCCGCATAGACCCAGCAAGTTACTACTGCCGTGTCTCCAGTGCCAGTCATGTGTATATGCCTTAAAGGAGTTGTTGAGATCGCTTTGATAGCTCCACCATCTAATGCAATGTCATCTCCTACCTGGACCCAATCTGATCCACCTGCGGATCCTGAAGGATTATCTTTGATCGAACCATATACCTTTACTACTGCATCGGTATCATCTGTGTTAAGTAATTGTAAAGTAAGTTTACTATACATCGACACATTGATAGATTCCATCAGTGTTTCTGTTCCTGATACTGTAGTTGGTGTTGTGTAATACAACGCTGATCTACGCCCTTGCGATACTGTTTTGTTTTCTTTTGTTGCTGTTGGTGCCATTAATCAGCCCTCTTAGACTTCTTAAGTCCTTTAGGCTTTTTAAGTGCTTTGTCAACTTTTTCTGCGACTTTAGACTTTACTTCTTTTTGGGGTTTGGCTCTAATAGCTTTGCTCCCAGATTTAGGCTTCCTGCTCCCAGTCTTAAGCCCTCCGCCAACGTTCGTTTTGCCGACGGAATCCTTAATCTGTAAGACTCCAAGTACTTTCTTGGATCTGATTGTTTCAATAAGCTCTTTATCTGTGACCTCAACTTCTTCTCCTGGGGGGAACCGTACATTCTGCCCAGTGCCAATCCTCCTAATAAGAGGCTTAAGCCCGTGATTGATGATCTTGACCATATCTTAAGACCTCCAATCAATCTAAGTTGCCAAATCTCTGATACTTGCGTGTGTGTTAAATCTGTAATTGATTAATTCCATTGCAGTAATCAAAGCAAATTGTTTGGTTAATGCTTGTGTTACAGCTAGGTTATCATTAGCTACATAGGTTGTTGGTGCTGCAACTCTTAAAGCAAGTTGTGGCAAGTCCAACAAGTGTATTCTTGATGTTACATCTTGTTTAACGTGTTGTGAAACAAATATTGGTATTCCATTGTAAGATCCAACTCTGCTGTCGTAATTCAAACCAGATTCTCCAAGAACTCCATTTACTGAAGCTCCGCCACCTGCGGATTGATCGTATCTCATTATTGTAGCTGCTCCACCATCTCCACCTTTGGTCAATAGTTGTTGTAAATTCATGTAGGTATCGTGACCTGTTAAGAAAATCAAATCAGAATAGTTTACTCCATTAGATAAAGATGCTTCGATTGCTGCATCTAATAATGCTGTTGTAAGTGCTACGTTGTTAGTTCCAGAATTGTGACTTGCACTTGCCGCATCCATCCATGCTAAAATTCCTGCTACGGATCTGTCCATACCATACACATCAATGTCTCCTCTTGCTGTTAGTGTTGCATGTGCTGCTGCGTCAGTCAAAGTCATTCGATCAATAGATTCTAAATTATTTCCTGCTGGTGTATCTGCATCTTCTAATAATTGTTTATCCATTCCAAAGACGTGAGCATCTCCCATTTCTTTTCTCATAAATCCTGCCAATCCTTTCAAACCATCATCTGCATCAGATAGTAATTCTGCTTTGGTTGAGATTTCGTAAGGTGTTACAACTTCTTTCAAAGTAGCTTCTAATGTATCAATAGTTGGTGCAGTTGTGTCTCCGAAAGCTGCGCCTTCGCCTGTTCCTGCTGCAAAATCTGCTACTCCACCATCATCTACTGGACGGGTTGTCATAACTCTCCAACCTGATTGTGTCCAAGGTTCTTTCTTCAATAGCTTTGCTACTTCAGACTTGGTGTTTAGCTGATTCCAAACTTTTGCTCCGTATACAACATTAAATGCATCTGCATTATTGGTGGTAGTAAAATCTAAATCACCTTTCTGTATGCCATACCGTTTTGCTATGCCTAATGTCCCACCGTAGTAGGAATTTATATATTCTTCCATTTCCATGTTTAGTTACCTCTCTCTAATCTATCTAATTCTTCCCATGACTTGGTTACAAGATCATTGAAATCAAATTTTTGTTTAGGAGTCTCAATAGTTTTTGGAGCTGGTGTATTCTTGGATCCTGAGTATACGTTAAATCCGTACTTCTTCAAAGTTGCCAAGGATTTCTCCAATGTGTCTTCTTTTTCTTTAGGTTTAACAGACTTTTCTTCTTCTGCCTCTTCCTCTTCTTCTTCTTCCTCTTCGGCTTCAGCTTCATCTTCTTCAGCTTTCTCTTCTTCCATCTTAGCTTCTCCTTCGGCCATCTCTGCCAAATAAGCCATAACTTCTTTAAGTTTGCCTAGAGTTTGTTCAAGATCTTTAGTAAGTTCTTCTTCCTTGTTAAGATCTTCTTCTCTAACAGGTTCTTCTAACGCTTCTACAGCTACAGGAGCTTCTTTGATCTCCTCAACTGATTCGGATTCTTCCGATTTATGCGTTCCGCATGTGCAACTGGACATATCTGTTATGTGGGGACAATAATATATAAAGACTTTTTCTATTTCGGAATTAACCTTTTAGACCGCTTGGTCCTGTTGAAGTTCCCATGTCTAATCTAAATTGCATACCTGATGTTCTACCTGTGCCGCCACCTGGTTTCTTGAAACTTTGATCAAACCTACCTGGATTGTACCACAACTCAGAACAAAACGCTCTCTCATCTCTTACGTTATCTCTTCCTGGCATTCTTTCTATTCTTCTAACATTAGCTCTGCAATTATCAAACCATACTTTACCTGGTGTTTTCTTTTTACTAATATACACACCATGCTTTATCATTCGCATTATATCATTAAGATGATCGTTTGTTTTCTTAAGTGAATCTGTTTTAACTGTTGTCATAGTCTCAGCTTTACCTAGTATATCAGACACGCTTTCTTTACTCCACATCTTACAAGACCAATACCTTGCTTTATGTTTAGGACCTGGACTATCACAATTATGTCTTGCTCTAAATTGTCTGCGTTTATCTGGATCATCACGCTTTATATCCATATTAGGATCTCCAAACTTAACTACTACTACATTCCCTTTCTCGTTTTTTGCATAAACTCCAAACTTCTTTTTTTCACCACTTAATCTAAATGGTTTGTTTAATTCTACTTTTCTACCTTGATACTCTGCTTTTGTAAATCCTTTAAGTAAATCATCAAGTAACTCGTTTGTTTTACTAAATCTACGGGCTTGTATGGCCCTTTCCTGCCTTACAGCTCCAGCTCTAGTATCATGGCAACCTAAGAGCCTTCGGTTCTTCTTAGCATAAAGGCAATATTCTTTACCTTTACGTTCTATGATTTTCTCAACCATACCTTCTACTTCGTCAAGTGTTACTTGTACTGTAGATTTAGCCATTGCTACTTGTCTTACTGTAGCATCAGGATTAGCAGGATTATCTCCTACCCAAGAAACTGACCAAAGATCCAACTCGTTGATTTGATTGTGGCAACTATCTTCATCACAAATCTTTTCCTGATCCATTGCTTCTCCCCTAATGCTACTGGCTCCAGTGGAACCAAACTCTTGTATTTCTTTCCATACTTTATTATGCATGGATAATTTATCGTGAATGCCTACTCTTATTTTGATTTTACCATCTTTAACTTTGTAAGCTAATGGAAGTCCTATTGGTTGTTCTTCATGTCTGTATGAATATACTCCATACTTCATATAAAAATCCATAGACTCTTTAATTGTTTCTGTAGGGATCTTATCGTTCTGTTTATCTATAACTGGAGATGAGATATACGTCTCCATTGTTCTATCATTATACCATTCTGGCCTGTAGACTATCCAACCTGTATCGTTCTCGTTTTCTTTAAAGATAGTGCGTACTGCCACAATACCACTTTAAGATTATTATTATTAAAGTTTTTCACTACTTCGGAGAAGAACTCATACCTCTTCTTCCACTGGAGATTACAAGTTCCATAATAACAGGGGGGTAGGGGGTCTAATTTAATAAATAATAGAGTGACACACACCTTCATTTCCACTGGAGATAATAATAATAATAGAGGATAAAACTATAAATATAATAATAAGCCGTCGCATCACTTTTACTTACTTTTATAAAAAAAAGAAGCATACACCTAGTATAAGTTCCAGTGGAAACGAAGGTGTGTGTGTCTATGTTTTGTTTTCAAACTCAGCTTCTAGTCTTTCAGCTAACATTAAAGACCAAGTTAATTTAAAGTTAGGAGCTTCTTTTACTACAGCTCTTCTAAAATAAGGCCTAGGTTTTAATCCATTTTTACGAATACTATTAGCAATAGCATACGCCTCTTCTTTTTTCCCTCCTAAAACTCTACTTGTCCATTCTATTATACTTTCCATAAACGAACCATCTCCTGATGTTGCATTATGAGGACCTGTGCCATACTCTACATGATTTGCATAAGGTAATTTCGTACCAACATAATAAGTAGCTAATCCATTTGCAAGTTCTCTATTACCATCTATTTCTACAGCTAGTTTAAGTGCTCTGTCTGATCCTAAACCTTGCGGATATGGTTGATTCATTTGACTTACTACTTCTCCTTTAATATTCAAAGCTGTTTGTTCTATTGCATCTGCTGTTATTTCCATTATTGCATCTGGAAGTATACTAAAATCATTATAGACATTACCTAAATTAGGATCAAAGTCCATTGTTATCTTAACCATTACTTGTAGCCTAATACAGTGTCAACATCATCATCACCATACTTTTCTTTCCATTTCCGTTTTATGTATTCTTCACCTTTCTTATAATGATTGTTTTTAATCTTATCTATTTTCTGTTGCCTTACAATATGTGGACCTCGTTTCCACTCTAACTCTGACTGACAACCTTGACACAATCCACTACCTAATATATGTACCGACATTGGCCCTAATCT